AGTCCAGGCCGAGCTTTCGACCATTGGCATCACCAAGAGCCGCCGCAACAACCAGGGAAGCGGCTACAACTTCCGAGGCATTGATGATGTGTATAACGTAGTCTCGCCTCTCCTGGCGAAACACGGGCTGTGCATCCTGCCTCGTGTCCTGAGCCGGGAGTGTGTGGAGCGCCACTCAAAAAGTGGTGGGGCTTTGTTCTATGTCACCGTCGAGATGGAGTTCGACCTGGTGAGCGCCGAGGATGGATCAAAACACACCATCAAAACCTTTGGGGAAGCGATGGACTCTGGCGACAAGGCCACGAATAAGGCTATGTCAGCAGCCTACAAGTACGCAGCATTCCAGGCGTTTGCGATCCCAACAGAGGGAGACAACGACACCGAGAACCAGACGTATGAGGTTCTTGGCAATGAAGACCATGCGTTTGAGGCTCAACACCTGGACGCACTCAGAGATGCGGCTATGGATGGTTTAGACGCGCTCCAGGCGGCTTTCAAGGCCATCCCCGCATCTCCGGCTAAGACTCGGTTCTGGACGAAGCACCAGGCTTCATTGAAAGGAGCGGCGAAATGAAAAAAACCTGGGACGGTGGGCCAGCATTCCCACAGGAGCGAACGCTTGAGTGCGGATCGATTGAGGAGTGTGAGGGTCTCTCAATGAGGGACTATTTCGCTGCCGCAGCGTTACAAGGATTGCTTGCAAATCCAAAGCTAGAGAAGCAGATCATTCAACGTGGCCAGTCCTGGATTGAGGCAACGGCATGGATTACTGCCGATGCAATGATTAAAGCTCGGAGTGAATACTATGACTGAGCAACGCACAGACTCATGGTTTCAGGCCAGATGTGGCAAGGTCACCGCATCCTCTGTTTACAAGATGTTGGCTCGCACCAAGACCGGATGGGGCGCAGAGCGGGACAAGTACAAGGCCCAACTGGTCGTTGAGAGACTTACAGGCAAACCCGCTAAGACTTACTCCAATGCCGCTATGGAGTGGGGAGTCCAGACAGAGGCAGAGGCCAGGGCCGCATACGAGGCGCTGAAAGGTGTCCTGGTGGCCGAGGTAGGGTTCCTTCCTCATCCGACCATTGAGATGTGTGGAGCCTCACCGGATGGGGTTGTGGGAGAGGGATTGGTGGAGATCAAGTGCCCAGAAACGGCGACGATGATCGACCAGCTCCTGTCAAAGAAAATCCCGAGCGAATACTTCAAGCAGATGCAGCTGCAGATGAAGTGCGCCGACAAGAAGTGGTGTGACTTTGTGGTCTATGACCCAAGGATGCCAGAGAGTATGCAAATGTTCGTTGCTCGAGTCGAGAGGGACGATCGTTTCATAGCAGAGATGGAAGCCGAGATCGTCAAGTTCCTGGCAGAAGTCGATTCAACCGTAGCAAAACTTAAGGAACAGTATGGCCAAGCTAATGTATGACATCAAAGTCGTGATCGGAAAGTACACCAACAAAGATGGCGAAGAGAAGAATCGCTACTTGAAGATGGGCGCCGTCATCGAAACCAAAAACGGCCTCATGATGAAGTGGGACTGCATCCCAGTTGTTGAAGGCGGCTGGAACGGATACGCCTACCTGAACCCGCCGGAAGATCAAGAAAACTCCAACAAGCCGCGCCGCCGCACAAACGATTTCGACACGCCCTTTTAAGGGTAATCACTAGGCCACCTCTTCATAAGGTGGCTTATCATCACACAGTCCGTTAAGCGAAAGGAAGACGAAATGAGTGGACTAGCACGAAACACCGATCCAGACACCTCACACGAGGCGGCGAAGCTCAACACCACCACCCTGGAGAGCAGGGTGTTTGAGGTCATCAACGCGAATGGCCCAATGACCACCGAGGAGATCGCCAGGGCGACTGGGATAGACCTCCAGAGCATCACACCCAGGATCGCTCCTCTGATGCGCTTGGGAATTCTTGTAGATACAGGAATTAGGAAGCCTGGTGCATCTGGCCGCAACCGCCGAGTGATTGGAGTCAAAAATGGAGTTTGAAACCTACATCGGTGACTGCACCGTCGAGGTCGAGGCTCAGGTCGGAGAGTGCCGCGCCAAGATCATTAGCCTGACCATCAATGGCCTTGAGTTTCCCGTGGAAGCTCTGAGCGCCAAGACGCTCCATCGCCTCGAGGATGAAGCAGATCGGAAGGCGCAGGAATGAGCTTCATTGATTGGGTGATCTTTTGCATCTTGTGTGTTTTTGCGGAGGCCAAATGAAGACAAAGCTCAATATCAAACTGCTTTCGATGGTCAGGAAGCATTGGAACAATCCAGACTTCCCAAGAGAGGTGAATCGGGCCTATCAGAGAAAGTGGGTCAAATCGCTTCGTTTTCTCGGGGACAACTGGGCGCTTGCTAAATACGAAGAGCGAAAGGTGAAGAAATGAAAATCCTCTGCTTCTTTGGGCTCCACCGTAGAACCATGACCAATAACCGTATTCGCTGCACCAGGTGTGGCCGTTTTCTAAAGAAATGAAGAACGAAAAGGTCTTAGAACTTCTCAAAGACGGGCCAATGACCAGCGCAGAAATCTCAGAAGCACTAGGAATCTGCGCTCACCACGCCTCCTCAATGATGCTCAGGCTCATCAGAGGGAACAGAAAGCGCCCACAGCTTGTACACATTAAGAGCTGGGTCACAGACCACAAGAACCAAAGAAGGTATCCTCGCGCACTCTACGAACTCGGGGCAGGCCCGAACGCTAGAAAGCCTAAGCCCGACCCAAACGCCAGAAAGCGTGAGTACGAGGCCCGAAAGAAATCAATCCTCAAGACCTCGAGTGTCTTTAACCTAGCCGTACCCCTGAAATGTTTACGCTCCCGAAGTACACCTGGGACAAAGACCGCGAACTCTGCAAGCAATGCAAGCACTTGAGAGAAGAGCCGCGCAAGCACAGCCAGTACACCAGCATCTCAATGTCTTGCGTCAAGAACCCTTACAAGGCAAGTAAGGGAATCGGGTCTTGTATAGACAACCGCACCAGGGGGCCGTGCGGCAAGGATGGAAGACTATTCGAGCTTAATCCGCAAACAGTTGGCCTCTGAAGTAGGCTTTCCCATCATCCCGGACTGCACAGAACTCTGGATGGAGCAAAGTTCCCCCCTTCCAGGTCAACACCGCGAATCCTGATTGCCAGTTTAGCCCAGGCTTGCCGAGTCTGTAATCGAATTCTTGCTGATCGTCATCGGCCAGCATCCCGGTCTTGATTCCGTAGTGGGTTCCCTTGAAGCCTTTATGTGCTTTGCAGCCTAGCTCATGTGTGTGTCCGGTGACTGTATGACAGCCACCCTTCAACACATCATTCCACCCAGAATGAATTCCGGCGTGCCAGTCATGGATGATGACCATATCGTCGTTGACATCAATGCGATCAGAGTCCATCCATTGAGGCAAGTGGTCTCTTAGGGTAAACCCAGCAACACCCTCATATTGAGGAGCCATAGAAGACAGGCGCGATTCAAACCTGGCGCAATGGTTCCCATAGGTGCGGAACAGATGTGTGCCGGGAATAATCGCCCGTTCGATGTCGCCAGTTCGCTCTATGACGGCATCAAGTTCCTGCTTGACGGTTGGGACTTGCTTCCACCTGATCCGAGGGTGGCGGCTGATGCTACCCCCATCCAAGATGTCGCCGTTGAGAACTACAGCCTTGACCTCGCTGCCCATTTCGGTGATGAGGTTGCACAGGGCTTTATGAGCAATAGGAACCACTCCAGGAGAGTAGTGGGCATCCGATCCCACCAAGACCACCCCATCGTGGATTTCCAGACGGTTGACATCCCGCCTCGAGGACATAATCGCTCGCAGGGCCATCGGATCGTGCTTCAGAGCCTTTGGGCTGCTCGCCACTAGAGCAATGCCATGCCGCTTTTCGATTGCGTCCCTGCGTAAATAAATGGCTCTCAGGCTAAGGCCCAGTTGCTCACTCAAGCGAATAGGAGAGCCTCCAGAGGAGTGCCATGCAGCAATGAACTGCTCATCCCGCTTCTTACTAACGTGCCCCATCATGTTCCCTGAACAAGACCGACTCAAGTACGTTGATAACCCCGTGTTCAGCAGCGTCTAACTGCTCTGGGGTAGCGCCACGGTCTTGTGCAATGGCGATCAACTCATGGAGGAAAACATGAAGCACCTCGTGGAGTGCTGTCTGGGATAGGGACTTATTGTTTATCGGCGTTGCACCGAAATCCCCTAAGCGGTAAGTCGCTAGCTTCGCATCGTCGTTGAACTCGACTGATGCCATTGCATCCTTGGCCTGTTTCTGGCCGCGCTCTATTCGCCATCGGTGCAGGCCCAGCAAGTCCTGCCATTGCTTGACAAAATCATCGAATTGCTCTGCCTGGACTACGGTAGGGACATTCTGATGTTTTGCCATACATCACCTATAGGCTTGAGAGGAAAAGCTCTCTTTCCGCTTTCCTGCGTTTAACCAAGCCGGGTAAAACCCTGCCGCCGCCCTTAGTCCAGTCCATCAGATGATCTGCGGCCTGCTGCCACTCTCCGCGATTGGCCTTGATGCGAATCTGGCTGCGCTGAAGATTGCCTAGCCCAGCGTTGAACGCAAAAGAGACAAGAGCGTCGAATGCGCCTTGATACTCAGCCACACCGGGCACAAGACGAAGAACACCGCGCTCAAAAGTGCCGACATCATCTCGGAACAAATCTTCCACTTCCTGCTTCGACCATATACGAGAGTCCTCGGCCTTGAGTGGATAGTCACTCCTGAGAAGCCCGTTATAGCCTTCTTTTCTGACAACAGGAAGTCGGATTTGGTCTTGGTAGAGAACATGGCCGTATCCAATCGTCCAGATCGTCGCTGGGCATAAGTAAGGCTTGAGCCTGCATCCCTCGTAGAGATGCATCAACTCCGCGCCCTCTTTGGAGAGCTTCATTTCTTCCAGGAGCGTGACCCGAACCAGAATCCAATGATCCCGCCGAGCATTGCCATCTCGTCATCGGTGAAGATCACCTCTGTGACCCGCAGGAGGTCGTCGATGTTCTGAATCAGGCTCGGATGGGTGAAGGCGTACCAAGCAATCACCCCGTTCACCGCGATCAGCTCAAGAATAAAGATGTATGTGACCGTAGGCCGAACAGTCCCGACATAGTTCGCCACCCACTTAGAGGCTTTCTCCAGCACCTTTTCATCGTGCTTCAGAGCCGCCTCGGTCATCTTTGCGTCAGTCTCTAGAGCGACTTGCTCGGTACGCATCTCCTCGATACGCGCCTGAGCAGCAAATCCCTGCGCCGCCATCTGTAGATCGCGCTCCGTGGCAAGTTTTGCCAGTTCCCGCTCATGGGCCTGGTCAGACTTGTTTTGGAAGAACTCTAAGAGCTTGGGAAGGCCAGAGATCAGTAGGCCACCAAGTGTAGAAAGTAGAGACAGCATCAGATCACCATCGCGTAAACCATGAAAGAGGCTCCGAGTCCACCGACCAGAACACTCACCCACAGGAGTTGAACCATTACTGCAAGAATCGCAGCAGATGAGAGAACAATGGAGAGCTGGAGCGCCATACCCGCGTACGAGAACCAGGGACTCCGTGTCTTGGCGATGTCGCGAGCAGCCTCAGCAGCCCGAGCCTTCTCAGATATCTCCTCCATGTCGGCTCTTTGCTTCGCCTCCTTCTCCGAGGCTCCAGAGGTCTCATAGATCGTTGCCCTGACATTCTTGGCTTGATACCACGCCCAATAGTTATTCGCCTGAATCGTGTTGTTCAGGACTTTGGAGGAGTTAGACCCACCAAACATCCCATTCACAGCCAGGATCAACGCAAAGATGGAGATCGTGATCGCGGCCCATTGTTTGACATACGCCTCTCTCTCAGAGCGAGACATCGTGTTCGGCAGGACTCTCAAAATCCACACTCCTTAGAAGACTTGCAATGGCCCCATCCTAAATAAGCCATGTATGCCATAGCACCAAGTGCTATAACGATGATGACCGCCCCAACGGTGGCCTCAATCATCTGAGCGATCTGCTTCTTTCGACGGGCTGCGGCTTCCTTCTCACGCTTGGCCTCGAGCGCATCATCTCGGTTCATCTGAGCCACACGAATCTGGATGTTTTCCCAAACATCAGCATTCCCGGTGGTGAAGAACATCATCTTCAGTTCGTCTTCGAACTGCTTTTGCTGCATCAACTGGAGTTCGGCCTGGATCGCCATCCCCATGTTGGAGCCGCCCTTCTTTTTAGCCTGGGCTACAGCCTTCGTTGCCTCGTGTTTGGCATCGAAGTATTTACCCAAAAGAGGCCCAAGACTGCGAACATCGTCGACAGCCTTGGATGCCTTCTTGATTAGGTTAACCGCTGACGATACAGCAGCTATCGCGGTCAGCGGATCGACCATGCTACAACTTGGTCACTAGACCAATCAGAAGAAGAATGATCGCCCCTGCACTGGTAATCAGGATTTGCTCTAGCCGCTTGAGCCTGGCGTTGATACCAGCGTATCGCTCGGCACAAACAGCCTCATGGGTCATGAGCTTTGACTCCACTTCTGTGACCATTTATCACGGCTCCTCGGGCCAGGTTACGTTCCAAGGGAAACCCTGCTGAGTAGGCACATCACGCAAGGCTTGACGATAAACCTCCCAAGCGCCAGGAATGTTCTCGTTGCGCTCGAGATGCTTAACCACCACCCAGTCGGTCTCCTTCAGCTTCTGGCTGCGCTGCTCACGCATAGCCTTAGACTGCTCGGCGTCCTTCTGAGCCTTGTAGGCGGCTTCCTGCTCGGCAGCGGTTTGGGCAGGCTCGGTTTCAGTCGCGGGGCGGTCAGTAAAGATCGGGCCAAGAACGTGCTTGGTGTACCACTTGCCATCCACCTGCTCCACGCCTTGACGCATGGAGAACTGATATACCGTGCCTCCGGTAGCCTGCGGGCCTTCAAAGACCACATCAGCGCCTAGCGCCTCTAGCACCTCGTCCGTGGTGCGATCCCATGATGGGCCACCATTGTCTTTAGCCCATCGCCGGAGTTCATCCTCCAACATCACTTGGCCCGTGGCCCTGATTCTGATTTCCATGATTGCTCCTTATGTCTACGCCACCGCAAGGAACACGAAGGTTCCCCCGTTAGCATTGATGGCCGCAGGCGCGGTGCTGCTGATCTCAAACCCTGCGCTGTAGGTGTCTACATAGTCGGTGTTGGTCACCTCGGCAGCGGTGCTGTTGAGCAACAGATACGGGTCGTTACCGCTGACGATGCCCCGTGCGCTGTCCCACACATACCAGTCACCCGTGCTGTCCGTGCGCTTAATGAGAACAAACCGAGCGCCGCCCGTGAAGCCGCAGTTGACGGTCTGCAACGCGCCAGTGCCGGTGTATGAGCCGACCTTGCTGACGCCGGGGCAAGAGGCGAAGAGGTATCCAACCCATGTTTCGCCAGAAGAAAAAGAACCGGCGTCAGCCGTCAATGAAGTTGCGCCAAAATTCGTAATGAAAGGTGTTCCTAAATTTGCAGCCGTCGTATTTAATTGAAGATAGAGACTCGGCGTTTGCACTGGCCACGTACTAGTTCCATTGCGCCTTTTGAATATGCATATCTCTGGAGCAACGCCAAGATTGTGGTTGATGGTTTGAACACCCGAGCCTCCGCTGATGCAAACCACATCAAAGAAGCCGGGGGCGCGGGTTATTGGGTAGTTGACGTAAGTTGACCCGCTATAATTCAGGTAGCCCTCGATAAAGTCAGCACCGGCCTGATACCCGGTATTTGTCCATCCCTGCAAAGTGCGAGTTGAATTAGTAGCAATCTCGGCACTAGTGCTTGCCGACTGCAACATCTGCGTGACGCCGCGCAGTTTGTCCCAAAACAACATCCCGTAGGCAGCAGGAGATGCAGTTCTTGGGAATGACATCAGCAAATCAAGATTATTGCCCGTGGTTACCACGGTTGGATTTGTGCCGGTACCTGTTCTTGCAACCGGATTAAACACACTCGTCCCCGTCGTCGGAGTTTTCATCGGGCCTCGACGGATGGCGATGTAGATGTAGGTAGCAGAAGCAGAAAGAGTTGCGTTAGCGTAAAAGCCAGTTGCATTGATGTTAACTATTCCACCACTTGCTTCAGCGGCAGAACTGTTTGCCAACAAATATTTGTCTAAGCCGTCAGCGGGTAATCCTCGCATCGTGTCAACAAGTGCCCAACCATTAACTTCGCTTGAACTTTTAATCAATATCCATTGCGGTTCGTAGCCAAGATTTACAGTTGCATTACCACTTCCATCGGCAGTTACAGACCCGCACGAAATCACATTGTCTGTACCAGTTAGGCCAAAGCCTCCTGCGTCGTGGGCGAAGAGGTAGGCGACGTAGGTGACACCGTTGGCATTTGTTGAACTTGATGGGCCACTAGAATTTCCAACAGTAAATTGTGTAGATGTCGGGGCCGTGTCGTTCCAAAGCGTGTTGTTGGTTTGCTCGGCTTGTGTTGTATTAAGGTATACACCTTTTGTAGCGCCTAGAGATCGGTGATATACAGCCCAGTCAAAAGCAGAACTTGTTGACTTAACAATAATGCAGCCGGGTACGGAACCTAGGCTGTGAGATATGTTTTGAACGCCTCCATTCCCCGTATACGTCACCACATCAAAGAACTTCGGCTGCTTGCGGAATGTCCATGAGGCGAAGTTATCGCCGCTTCCATTGGTACGAAAATACGAATCAAGAGAAAAGCCAGTCGTGTTAAAAGATGTTAATGATGTACTTTGAACATCCTCTGTTCCTGTTGAGTTACTAGCAAGAGCCTTTGTTGCGCCCCTTGCAGTATCAAAAAGTTGATGTGCAAGGGCGCTTGTTCTGTCTTTTAGCCAAACCAACCCACCCTTGGTGGACAGATCAATCCCGTTGGTGATGGTCTGAGTAGAGCCGTTGCCGGTGTAGAGCCACGTCGAGAAACATGACTCTATATATACAGCCTCGCCAGTCTTGGCGAATTCACCAAAACCCTGTGCAGAAGCCGCGCCTTTTGTTTCAATTAGTGGCATACGGACTCCTTACTTGAACTGGGTCTGCGAAGCCAACACCGTGAAAGTCGCTGATCCCGTTTTAATGATCGTGTAAACGTAGGCATCGATGCCGCTTGCATTACCAGCAGCAGGAGCGGTTCCTCCTTGCCACTTCGGAGTGACGCTAGTTCCGTCCACTTGAACCGCGCTGTTGTAGTACGCAGTAGACCCTTGAGTGACCAAGAAAGCAACCGTTACGCTCTGGCCCGTACTCATGGCCGTATTCAGACTTGTACCACTCGAGGCGCGGAAATTCACCGTCCAATTCGCAGAAGCATTGGAGGTGTAGTAAATGACCGATTGCGTGGTCACATCAAAATTGATCGTGCCCGTTGCGGCAGTAGCCGAGACAGTCGTTGTCTCTGCTGCATCATTCAGAACCATCGCCAGGGCGCTAGACGAACCGCTGAAAGTCTGTGTTGCGGTGAAGGTCTGAGCGACGCTCAATCCGGCAATGGTCGTGGACGCATCAGGGAATGTGGCCGTCCGGCTTGCCGTCAGCGTCCCAGGAGTCAGCGTGACCCGATAAGAAGATGATCCACCAGCCCGACCCGCAATGACGATCCCGTCCTCGGATGAGGTGGCCGTGCCGAAGGTCTGTCCCGTGGCGTTGTAGAAGGTATTAGCACCCGTGAAGGCATTATTTGCCGAAGTGCTGACATTTCCACCAGATGCCCAACTTAGCACTCCAGAGCCGTTCGTTGAGAGAACCTGGTTCGCCGTGCCATCCGCGCTAGGAAGCGTCCATTGGACGTTAGAAGCGATGGAAGCAGGAGCCATGAACCCGACATAGTTCGTGCCGTTGTCGGTGTCCTCGTACAGCTTCAGATCGGCTCCAGAGGATGAAGTCCCCTTGGCCGCGAGCGTTCCTACAACCGTGATGTTGTCACCCGCAGCGCCGGACTGGAAGTCCTTGAGCTGGGCCATAAGCTCACGAATGGCATCGTTGATACCACTCGGGGCGCAGCCCTCAGCTATGTTGATTCCATCGATGTCGGTGTTATCACCGGCGGTGGTCGAAAACTCTGAGATTTTTGCGCGTGGCATGATTTATTCCAATCCAAATGCAGTTCCAAGACCGCCAGCAAGAGCCTTCTTCTTCAGCTCTTCTGACAAGGGTTCAACAGTCGCCTGTGTTGCTCTACGCATCATCTTGGCAGCGAGTTGAGGATCAAGCATTGCGTCCACTAAGAGCTGGCGAATAGCATCGTCTGAGCCGTTGTAGAGCCAATTCA